AAAAAGTCATATCCAGTTCGATTCCCCCCGCCTCCACCATGTTGAAGTCCATCCGAGTATGATATAGTTCAAATAGCATGATACAAACGGCATTTCTGGCAGCTTGGCTGTTCAACGCAGTTCAATGAAAAACTATACAAACCATGATCAAACCGTACACAGAACCGTACACAGGCCGAGTTGCCACCGTACACAAAGGAGACTCGGGGATGCTCACGGATAACGTTATTAAAAAGGCTAAGATCAAAGAAAAAAGATATATGCTCTCTGACAGTGACGGGCTTTATCTCGAGATCATGCCTTCAGGTAAAAAATACTGGAGGCTCAGGTATTGGATAGACGGCAAAGAATACAAGCATTCCATCGGCCAATATCCTGCCGTAGGCCTGAAAGAAGCCAGGGAAATAAGAGATGAAATGAAGGCCTCCGTGGTGAGGTCCGGGCAACCGGTCTCAAAGCTGGTCGATAAGACCTTTGAGGCCGTGGCGCAGGACTGGCTTCAGAAAAAGGTTTTCCCTATCCGCACCAAGAACCACATCCGAACAGTCACCTCAAGGCTTGACAGGCTGATATTGCCGTATATAGGCCAAAAGCTCATGTCGGAGATCTCGCCTACCGACATCCTTGCCATTATCCGCATGATAGAGGCAAGGGGGACATACGAAACTGCCCATCGTGTGCTACAAATATGCAGTCAGATATTTAGATATGGAATAGCTATAGGCATGGCCGAGCGGGATATTGCGGCCGACTTGCGCGGCGCTCTGGTGCCTGTTAAAACTGCCGGCTATCCCACAATAACGGATCCGCAGGAAATAGGTGCCCTGATGCGGGCGATCAGGGGACTGAACGGATCTGAGATCGTAAGAAGCGCTTTGCTTGTCTTGGCATATACATTTGTGCGTCCCGGGGAACTCAGGACGGCCAAATGGGAGGAAGTCAACCTTGAAGCTGCCGAATGGCGCATTCCGGCAGAAAAGATGAAGATGAAAAGAATGCACATCGTGCCACTCTCAAGACAGGCCGTGAACATGCTCGCTAGCTTAAGGCCTTTTACGTCTTCTTCCAGATTCGTCTTCCCTTCTGCACGTTCCTTCAGCCGGCCTATGAGCGACACAACTGTAAATGCTGCCCTGCGGAGATTAGGATATGGGCAGGAAGAGTTTACCGGCCACGGCTTCAGGTCCATGGCCTCCACGATCTTGAACGAAAACGGATGGCCAGCCGACGTCATAGAACGCCAGCTGGCGCATGTAGAAAAGAATGCGGTCAGAGCTGCCTACAATCATGCAGAATATCTTGACCAGAGAAGAGAGATGATGCAGTGGTGGGCAGACTGGCTGGACGATAAGGCGAATATTTGACTAGCCTGTAAGTTCCCCCTATATTTACAATTCTTTCCAAAAGCACGGCCAATCTTTTATGGTTGAGTTCGGTGCCGACGAACCTTTTGCCATTTTTGTAAGCGTTAACGCCGACCAAACCCCTGCCCATACACAGATCCCCTATGCAGTCATATTCTTCGTTTTTGCAGACCCATGCTATAGCATCTTCCTCGTCCGTGTAGTCCAAAGGCAATTTCTTTCTCTTATAGCTGCCGTGGACTACATAGCAGATGTTTTCTTTTCTGTGATAATAGCTGCTATTATAGAATGTGACGTACTTATAAAGCTTTTTCATTTCCTGTATAAACTCGCTCAAATATGTCTTTCCCACCTCAACATAACATGACCTGGGGTTGATATCTGCAATACATTCAAAAAGCCTCAGGTAAAACCTCTCAAACGAGTTATGCCTTTCCTGTTTTTGTGCTTTCATATAAAAGGTGTTTAAGTTGCCAAGATTCCATGGCGGGTCCGTGAAGATGACGTCAGCCTGCTTCATGAAACAAGGCAAAGGATCAAAGATGTCATGCACTTTCACGACGCTCATGTTGTCAAAGACGACAAGCTGGTTGTCTGATATCGGATGGCGCAAATAAGCATCGCCGTAATCCCACTTTTTAGACGGCATCATCGTCTTCCTCCTCAATTATTTCCCATGCCCTGGAATATTCTTGATTTTTAAACAGCTCGGCAATTCCGGTAATCTGCTTCAGCCTGTAAACCTCTTCAAGCTCCATGCCGAGCTTGGCTGCTATCTCCTGATCGTCCACTCCCTGTTCAACCAGTGCTTTGACCAGATCTCCCATAAGCTCAACCTGGTGCACTCCTCTGGCCCTGTTGAACTGCACCGTTGCCTCCATGCGTTCCGAAATATCGTGATCAAGGACAATAATCGGGATTTCCTTTGCTTGCAGCCAATCGCGGAATATGATGTATCTGTGAAATCCGTCTACGATTACGTATTTTTCAATATCTGGATCATAAACAGTGACGACCGGATAGCAAAAACCGTTCGCAAGGATTGATTCCTCCAACAGCCTCATGTTGTTTCTTGGCACCGAATTGGGGTTATATGTATTGGCCTGCACCAAATTAATGTCAACTATTTTGATGTCCATGCAGGGCAATTGCACTTCGCCTTTTTGCGTTTGTATGGTCCTCATAAGAGTCTCCTCCATTTCTCGATTTTTTCTTCTCTGGGATCCGGCTTGTTGTCTATGGGCAGATTGTTTTCATAATCGTTTAGCAGCAGCTGCCTGCACTGCTGTCGGGCCACATAGGAATTGTTCAGCTGCCTGCTGAAGCGCTTCTCGAATATCCATTTTTTGTCAGGGTCAGGGTATGTAGCAAGCAGGAAATCTCTGTATTCAATCCATGTCTTGAAATTTTTTGGAAGCTTGCGTGCCCTCAATGCTTTATTGTCTTTCCCGTATATATGGCCAACGCTTATACCCCGTATTCTTCTTAAAAGCCTGTCATATGTTTTTGGCTCAAATTCAGGTAATTCGACGAGGGATTTGAAGGATTTTTCATGAATGAGGCTTGATACGCGTATTTCTTTAAGTCCCATGCCCTTTTTGAACATATAATCGTAGATCTTGGAATAGCGAAGCTTGTTATCATATATATATTTCCAGATATCGTGGAAATTCCAATCATATAACGGATACATGTTGTAATTATTGTTCTTCAGCTTTGTACTCCAATATATGTTCTTATATCCCGGATTTTTTGTAACCGCACGCCAGCGGTTAGGGCTTTCGGTGGCTCTCAGGCCTATCAAAAAAGCGGTGTCGTGCCTTGACCTTTGAAAATTCTCAAGGGCATCGTAAAACCCAAATCCTTTATTTTTGTCGCGTACGGTTTCGGTTTCCTTTGGCCAGGGTTTATGCTGTATCGAATCCTTGCGCTTCGGGCGCATCCATATCTTATGTCTTCCCGATTCCCAAGGTATCAGTTGCGTTTGCGTTAAGCTGGTGGCATTGGTCAGGTTAAATTCTATCTGAAACCATAGCGGGATAGTGTTCTCGGGGAAAAGGTTTATGATATATTCCACCTGTTTGACCGTGCTGTCATAAACCACTTCTTCATCCAGGAAAAATATGCCAATCCGCCTGTTGCGTTTATGGGCTTCCGTGAGCGCAAGATGGGCCAGAACGGTGCTGTCTTTGCCTCCGCTGATTGACACAACGATGTTTTCAAATTCGTCAAAGATAAAGGCTATGCGCTCCTTTGTCGCTTCAAGCACATTTTTGTTTATATAAACTTGCTTGATCATAGAACTCACCCAGCCTTTCTGCCCATTCCCTGAGATCGTTAATGTAATAAAGATCAACCTTTAACCCCGAATTTATGAAGACGATGTCCTGCATTCCTGTCTTTTTCAGGAAATCGTTAAAATTTATCCTCCTGTGGGGCATATCGATCACAATGTAATCCCTTTTTTCTGCTTCTCTGTATGTTATGACGTTCGGCAGCTTAAAACGCTTATTCCTTGCAACATAAAACAGATCGGGCTTAATGTAATTCTTTTTAAGGTTGCCGGCCCATGCGTGCAGCCGTCTTGGGATTGTATCCGGATCCGATTCCCCAAGGTTGTCGAACAGACTTTGCTTCATTTTCTCGTATTTTTCTACGTCCTTTTGAGTAACATCTATATCAATTGTTTTTATAGTGAAATGCTTAGGCTTAACCAAAATATCTTCCTGAGATAAGAATTCATCTTTGAATGATTTGCCTTTGTATTTATATTTGTTCAGAAAATCCAGCAGAATCATGAAATCTGAGTTATCTTCAATGAAAGGGAAATATTCAAATACTATTTTATGTTTGGTCTGATTGCAGTAATGGTGGGCACAGTTGTAAGTAAGATCGCTTCTGTTTTGCGTCCGCAGGCATTCGTTGAAGACAAGAAGGACGTTATTGTCAATCTCTTCCAGTAAACGGTAGAAGAACTTATACATGATGATATCGGCATATTCAATATGCTCTGTGTCCACACCAGGATTATTGTACTCGAGGGGAAAATCTTTATAGTAAAAGATAAATACCTTCCTTATGCCGTTGCTATTGACATAGTCGGTAATTATCTTTCGCTTTTCGTCGTCGTCCAACCCTATCCTTATCATGGCAACCACTCCTATTGCATATTTTTAAATTTCCACATGAGGACGCCGTCGAGGTTGCTTGCACCTAAATGATTGAATTCAGGATCGAAGAAGGTTACAAGCCTGGCCTTATCCCAACCTACGACAGGAGCGTAGATATCGTAAATGCTTGCATAGGGAATATTGTTGGCGAATATATAGGCCCACACATCCCGCCATGACCAGTTTGCAAGCGGCCAGCATTCGGGTATCTGCGTAATAGACTTTTTTGCATCTATTCTTCTGCGGCGCTTCAGGCTTTCTTCACGCCTCAAGCCCACAAAGCAAAGATCGTATCCCTCACCGGCAAGGCTCGGTATAAGTTTCCCCATATATTCCCGTCCGAGGACGTTTACGGCATGGCGTTTTAACCGTAAATAATCTTTGCTTGTCTCGATACGCAAATTGACAGCTCCAATCTTTTTGGCGTTTTCTACAAATTCAGATCGCAGCCAGTCGGGGATATAGTACGGGCCATAATCCCAATGGAGGACCATGACATCGGGACAGCGGCGCAGCACGAGATGCAGCATGCATGTTGAATCCTTGCCTCCGCTATAGGCGACGTACGGCTTATCGTGTGTTGCCAAGGCCTCGTATATGATGCGCTCTGCTTCATGCAGCTTTGATTTAAATGCGTCTGTACCGGCCCACATGGCCAGCGTCCTCTTCCAGTCCATGACCATCACAACTTTAGCCTGCATCTGGCACCTGGCGGCACGCATAATGCGACGTTTTTGGGGTTCCAGTATGGCGCCCTATAAGCCAGATATGCCGAGTCCTCGTATTCCTCGCACATCTCAACTGGAATGGGGCGCATAGCAATCCCGCCAGCCGTAAGGGAAAGGTCCTCGTCCAGCTCCTCAAACAGGATGTCCCGCACTGCACCGAACCCGATGCGGCAATCGTTGCCAAGGCCAAAAAGATAATCTTCTATCAGATTTCTGATGATGTCCATGTCGCCGAAGACATAATAAATGACCTCGCGACACGACACATACGGCCCGAGAAGAGCACATGGTGCAGTTTGACGTTTTGGATCTCATGTCCTACGCCGTCTATAAAATCCTTCATGGCCATTCTCCGGAGCTTCCCCCTGATGCCGTTACCTGATATATAGGGTATTGGCACCTCCCCGATGCCGTCCACAAAGACCATGATTGTACGAAGGACCGGCGTTGAACCCGTCTTTTCGTCCCCGCCGTGAAATATCGGCGTAAGTGCGGTAACTGCCCCTTCCACTTCATAATATTTATGCAATTCTGATCACCTCTTCCGAATTATTGTTTTCATCCCTTAATTTTCGCCTTTCGTCCCTCATTTCCTTTGCCCTCATGATGGCAAGCATGGACATGGGGATGTGCTCGGCATAAAGCTTGTTTAGTACTTCCTGTTCGATTGGCCGGAGCTGTTGGGCAATGCGTATGGCCCCGGTCGGGAGAGATTGAAGGCCAAAGTAATTGGCCAGCTTTGAAACGGCCTCAAAGATGGTCCCCCTCCTGCTTGCTGCCCTCACGCGATGGTTGAATATATCATGAGGGTTCTTTGAGGTCTTCATTTTCTTCCAGTCGACTGCGTTGTAAATCAATGCCAGCATTTCGATGATCCTGTCTTCATCTTCTTGCGACATCGACTATCACCTCCCAAAGCAGATTATTTTTCAAGCTGCGAATGCTGCGCAAAAAATCCTGATAACCTTTTTCATACGCCTCCCTCCAGGTCTTGAGTTTGAACTCGCCTGTCCTGAGCTCTGTTTTGGTTATCCCCAGCCCAAGAGCAGATAACGCCGTATCAAGGTAAGACACGGCTTTGTCCTTCTCGAAAAGGATAGGAACGTCGTAACCTTCGTGGGAGAACCAGTATTTGTTCGTGCTATTGGCCACGTTGTGCAGACAGCGCAGCCATGTCTGCTTCTGGCCAAGCTTTGCTATGTGAATGAAAAATGGGGGATCGGGTGGCGAAAAGAGAATTGAGCATGCCTCATCGTTCTTGAACGTCTTGAAACCGGATGACGACGCCACCCACGACTTTCTTCTGAATGTCTGATCAGAGAAGATGAATGCACATTCAGGACAGGTGCAGTTGCCGGCGAAGAAACAGTTCCAGCCCGTGAAATTATCCGAGACCACTTTTTTGAGCGGAATCCCGCATTCGGTCTCGGCCCCGCAAACGACACAGATACCTGCGATATCGCCTTTCCCGATATCGCTGCCTGTAGCAACGGCCAGCAGTTTACTTAGATGCATCTTCGCCCTCCTCGTATTGTTCTACGTACTGTTCTATAAGGCTGCATATGATATCGTTCATCGTCCTGCCTTCTTTAATAGCAATGATTTTGAGCTTTCTGTGAAGTTCGTCGGTAATTCTGAAATTAAGCTTTTTAGTTTTCTCCATTTGTATGTCCTCCTTACAACAGATAAGGCGGGGGCAAAAGCCCCGCCTTAATTCAATCTTATTGGTTCACCATGCCCAAACAGTTGGGCCACCTTATTGGGTTCCCATGGGGAGCATATTGGTCCCCATTGGATCTGTTCTATCTCATCTTGTGTTAGTTCACGCCAGCATTGTTTGACGTCGGCTCCATTCTGCTCAATCCATACTTCAAAGGCACGGTTAATGCCCTTGGAGTAAATCTGAGCACGGCCGTTCTCGGCCGCAAACCCGTGCTTAATGTCCATTCCCTGTACCCACTCAGCTGGCACCGATACTGGTGCCAATCCCCTATAACAACTTACCATTAATCTTTTTTCTGACATTTCCAATCCCTCCTTTTATTGTAATTATGTTACTCTATCCGTTTAAGGAGTTTCCATGTAAAGGGCAATTCCCTAAGCTCATCAACGCTAAGTACCTTGCCTTCGGGTAGACGACAGTCAAGCTTAAAAACAAGCGCCTCGTCGCCTACCTCGAACGCCACCTGTACCCTGTTGGGCGGTATTTCTATACCCAACAGGGATGACATCACCTCAGCCGTTCCTGGATGCCCTACTGCGGACACCCAGTCTTTCCTGGCAACCCATCTTTTAGCCTCATCCTCACTAATTGTTGCTAAGCTAAATATTCCGTCATTCGGTAAAATAGATGTGTTCATGACAAATCTTGCCATATTTAACCCCTCCTTTAATCTATCCCATCTTGGAATGGGCGGGACGTGCCCAGGAGCAGTCTTGCATGGTACTGCCCCTCGGGCAATTCCAATATCCCGTGCTCGGGATGGATTACCCGAGCGGGACCGGCAACGACTACCTTCCCGCTATACAACGAAAAATCCAAAATTGGGTTGGAATGCATGACGCCTTCATAAACGAATACCTGTCCCTCGATACAATGGCGGTCTATATTGTATTCCCCATCTTGAGGAACAATTTTGAATCCGTTGGGATGTTTAGGCTCTCCCCAATCGTAGAACTCGATCGGGGCAGGATCAAGCTTAAAGAGCAGAAGATCGCCTTGCCTGAAGGCGGGTGTATCCCATCCTAAGATATTCCTGTACTCGTCCTGAGACATCAGTCGGCATGACCCGTCTGGAAAGGCGATATATATGCCTTCCTTGATGGCCCACGCTTTGGCCCCCTCGCCCAAGCATGGCGCTTGGGCCATCTCTAGGGCGAATAATCCCTTAGTGAACCATCCGTCCTTGTGCCTGCCATCGGCGTCGAATCCAGGAATTTCGCTAATTACGGCGAGTTTCCTTGGTGTGAGGCGTTTAATGGCATTGATGAACTTATTGGGATTATCGGGATAGTTGGGGAAATAAATAGGCTGGGTGAAGACGTAATCCTTATGTCCCCTTTCCCACCCCACCTTCACGTCCCCATAGCCGTTGTCAGCTACGGCAACGGTATATCTGAGGCCATCCCCACGCCCGCCGGTGATCCATGCCCAAGTAACGGCATAGCCATCGGCGGTCCCGAACCTAGTTTCATACAATGTATGAAAGCCCTTTAGAGGGAACTCAATCCCTGTTTCTCCATATTTGGCTTCCTCCAAAGCGTCTACAATTGCTGGCCTCTTTAAGAAAAGCATGTTAACGTTTCTGTCTATCTTTATCATTTTTCAATCTCTCCTTGTTTTATTGTTTTTGTTGGCGGGGGGTGTCCCCGCCATTATTTTTATCCTTCGAAGAAATATGATCCTTCGGCATCGACCTGGAAGATCGAGCCGTCCTCAAGAATCGCCCTAAAACCGAAGTCTGTAGGTTCTCCTGCCCATAATTCCTCACGGCCAGGTCTAGGTGGGGCTATGACTTTAGCGTCATCGCCCAACAACTCGTCGATAATTTCAGAGTAAATATAAGATTGTTCACTATAATTTTTGTTCGCATCCTCCCATATCCTCTCGCGCTTTAGTGAATCTATAATGATTTCGCCCTTCTCAAAATCTACCACCAATCTGCCATACCGCCTGTTCTGATATCTTTTGATGACCATCTTTACCCCTCCTTGTATTTTAGGCAGGGCGACCCCCACCATTGCTTATAACTCCTCTTCTTCTTCCTCTGTATCAGCGTCCCAATTCCGCACCCTGTCTAGATCCTTCTCCTCTACGATGGTGCCCCAGTCGAGCGAGCCTTGCCAGTCAGCGCTTTCCCATAACAACCACTTATTCTCGACAGGCTTACTATCGACAGTAAGGATCTTGTAAAGGCGTCCATGATTGAATGGTTGTAGATAGCACCAGTTTGATCCGTCCCATTCGTCTAAGTTCTCCTTCGTCTCTTCATCGATGACGACGGACAGGCGATGCTGTACATCATTTTCTGCCCATATCTCTTGCCAGTTCGAACCGTCCCAGTATTGGAAGACGTCGGAAACACCCAATATAAGATCGCTCATCCTACATACCGCCCACTTGAGATCGTCATCATCTGGGAAGCAAAGGACGACATCGGGGTTGTAGTCCTCGGCCTCATCGGTACCTTCATAAGCGATGCCATACTCGTCGAGGATCTCATAAAACCTCAGCCACTCGTCATTTTCTTTGCGCTCCCGATATTCCACGAGAGCCTTGCGAATAAGGTCCATGTCAGCATCTGGGCTAAACATGTAGGCCTCGGTCTCATAGAACGAGACACGTTGAATAAGTTCATCGGGATTCACTACCAAATATTTATCCTCGCCGTATAACTTCCACAGTTCCAGTTCTTTTTGTTTCATCCCTAATCCCTCCTATTTTTCTTCCTTGCTTGCTTTCTTCCTTGCTGTCTATATCATATATGCACCTTCATTTTTTGTCAACACCTTTTTCATGTTTTTTTAAATATTTTTTGCAAATAAAAAAAGAGAGCAGGGATCGTATTTCTCTCCCTGCTCTCTGGTTATTATCAAATGGATGTCTTTCTATTCAGGCGGATTGCAGATCTTGCACGGCGTATAGCCTTCTGCTTTAGCCTCCTCCAATGATATCGGGATGCAAGATTTCTTCAAATATTTGCATCCTGCCCTATGATATTTATTACCGCTGTTCGTAATATAGACAGTAATTTCTTTTGCCTGTGCCTGGGGTTTCCCTATGCTTTCCTTAGCCCACAGTCCGACGTTGGCCTCTATGGCCTTCTTCTGTGCCGCAGTAAACCGCTCTACGTATTTCACATTGGGAGGATAAGTGGAGACTTGTGCAAATCCCTTTAGTACGAGCAATTCATTGAAAAGAGTACCGTCCGAAAGCCAGATATAAGCCAGTGTGCGGCTATACTTATCAGTGGGTTGGATATCGTATTCCAGATAAACTTCCTTGTCCTCGAGTATAGATTTTGTGAAGTCCGAGGCCTCTTTGCCATAATATTCTACTTCTTTTTGGGGATGGACCGTTTCGGGAGTGTCGACTCCTATGAGCCTTACTTTCCTGCCGTCGTCTAGCTGTATGGTGTCGCCATCTATGACACGCGAGACAAGGGCTTTTTCCGCAGTGTTAGGAATGGATGGTGCTTTTTGAGAGGCAATGCCAGCAAAGGCGAACGATGTGATGACAGCTATTACAATGCCGATAGGGACAAGCCTTTTAACCCACTTTTTCACAGCTGTTCCCCTCACTTATTTTAATTTGATTTTGTCTGGTTTTATATATCTTAATACACCATTATGTATGTGATAACTTTCAGCTATTCTGTAAATATTGCCTGGATCGACATTAAATTGTTCAGTAAAGCCTTTCCAGTTAATTTTATTGGCTATATCTCTATTAAAAATTATTTTTACAACAGTCTCCAGCCTGCTGTTACCATATTGATCCGTCATTTCACCTAACGCAAACATCCCCACAGTATCTACTTTTGGGTTTTGATACAAAATGCTGCAGGCTGACAATACCGTACCACCGACACGTCTAACCAGATCGGTTTCATCCCATACTTGCCCTATTTTGAAAAACACAGATAAATTCTTGTGCCCTGGATTAATTGCACTGTCTATGACTTTAACTTCAACAATGTTGTCCTTGAAGTTTCTGCATTCCCAAATTGGATTTAATCCTGAATCCTCTTTTAATGCTGCCGTAACTGTCTCCGGGGTTATTTCTGATGTTGGCCAAGAGGATGGTTTACTGCTACTACCAAAAAATTTAAATCCAATAATAACAATAATTACTATTAAAACAATTAAACATCCAACGCCCGCTGCTGTCGATGCCTTTTTATCTACTTGACTCTTTTCGCTCTTTTCTTTATTTTGATTTTCTTTAACCACGTCTTCCCCTCCTAACTTATATTGATTATTTTTAAAAACCTCTTTTGGGCTTGTTTATGACGTACATTACCTTGCCTATTATTTTAATCATATCGTTTTCAATGTCTTCCTTGTTAAAGATAAGTGGAGGATATGCAGGATTGGCAGCTCGCAATTCAATATTACCATCCCTCTTGAAGAAAATCCACTTGATGGCTATTTGACGCATAATGCCAAAGATAACCAATACCGGATCGCCATCATAAATCTCCTCGGCGGGATTAACTACCACAGTGCTTTTGTCAGGAATACCAGCACCTTCCATCGAGTCACCCTCAACAGTGACGGCAAAGGGCTTTTTCTCGATATCTACGGAAATCACGCCAAAGCTGGATGCAGGCATGAAGATGGATTGTTCGGCCTTTGCATATATATTGTCCGTACCGTTCCCTTGACCGGCACAGGCTATAAGAGTTTGGTCAAGGATCGGTATTTCTATGACCGGTTGGATAGAGCCTTTTTTAATGTTTTCGTGATCCATATCGGTTTCGCCCATAAGATAAGCTATGCTTACGCCCAAAACTTTGGCTAGCTTATTTATCTCCGAACTTCGCGGTTCTCGCCTACCGTTTTCCCAGTTCCAAACAGTAGTTTCTGAGACGCCAACCAGTGATGCCAGCTCTCCTTGTGTAATGCCTAACTTTCTTCTTATCTCTCTGAGCCTCTCACCTATTATATGCATCTCATCTCTCCTTTTTTAAAAAGTATCACGAATGTGTGATTGGATCAATTTGTATTATTTTAGGTTTCTCTCTTGACAAATGTTGGGCTATGGATTATTCTGGTTTAAAATATAACAAACGTAATGATATGGGGGTGGTTACGATTATACGTTTGAGGTGTTTCAGGGAAAAAATGGGATGGACACAAAAGGATTTAGCCGAAAAAGTTGGGCTATCTGAAACAACTATTTGGAATTTTGAAAATGGCCGCAGAGAGCCGCGTTTAAAGGATTTAAAAAAATTCGCAGAGGTCTTTAATTGCACGATTGACGAACTCATAAACCCTACACTTCCCCCCAAGACGGGGGGAGACCAACAATAGCTGTTCTTCAGGCCTTCGTGGAGCAGCTCAAAAAGGTCTGGAGCATGTCGGACGAGTCTGAGGAAGTGCTCACGTACGCCGCCGATCTTATCGACAATGTCCCTGATAAAAATGAGACGAAAGAATTCATCGATCAGGTAAGGCAATGCGCATGTGTCATGACTCAGCTTTTAGATGGGGTGACATGCGATGGACATTCCTGAGTTCGGTTTCTTGCGCCTTAACGATGTATTGCGGATCATCCCTGTATCCAAGACCACCTGGTACAACGGGATCCGCAGCGGCCGTTTCCCTAAGGGCATACGGCTGTCTCAAAACATCGTCGTATGGCGTGTGGAGGACATAAAAAATTTAGTTAGACAACTAGAAGAGGAGGCTGGGATTCATGTTAAAGAGAAGATTGGATGAAAGACTAGTTGGGCTTTTAGTTATGTCCGGAGCAGTTACCGGGCCGTATCGCAGGAAAAGAGGACGGATTACACGCGGAGAGGCCAGGGCGCTCAGAAACATACTGTGCAGTGCGGACGAAAGGGCGCTCCTGGATCCCGAAATTGTCAGCTCAATTACTGTGGAAGATATGCAGACTCTCTGCAGATATGCAGGAGACTGATGTCTTCCACATTATTTTTCTTACTGGGCAGCAGCGCATCCGGGAGTTGCAGGACGAAATAGAACTCCAGCGGGTGCGTGTCGAGCATGCCATGGAAGCAGCGCACAAATATGGAAGCCGTAAAGCCAGAAATAGGCTCAAAGAGGAAGTGCGCAAGCTTACATGTCTGGAAGAGATGCTTAAAAAGGAGATGGAGAATGTCTGTAATAAGCAAAAAAGGAATATCTTATGAAGAATGGGTTGAGGAGCGGAAAAAAGGGCTGGGCGGTTCGGACGCCTCTGTTGTACTCGGGCTCAACAGGTGGAAGAGCCGCATGGCCCTTTTTTTGGAAAAGACCGGCCAAATCGAGCCACCATCTGCAGGCGAAAGGGCTTACTGGGGGACAGTCCTTGAGGATATCGTCGCCCAGGAATTTGTTCGCAGGTCAGGCAAGAAGATCCGCAGGCGCAACTTCATCTTCCAGGACGGGGAATATCCCTTCCTGATAGCCAACATAGATAGGGAAATAGTAGGCGAAAACGCCGGGCTTGAGTGCAAGACCACGGCCGAATACAACGCCGACGACTGGAAGGATGATCTTGTCCCAGATATCTACTTCTGCCAGTGTCAGCACTACTGCAGGGTCATGGGCTGGGACGGCATATATATTGCCGTCCTCATCGGCCTAAAAGACTTCAAGTGGAAGTATATCCCCAGAGACAACGAATTCATAGCAGCCATGGTTGACCGTGAGGTTGATTTCTGGGTTAACCATGTGGAAAAGAACATTCCCCCGGAATGGGACGGGTCGGATGTATCCGATGAGCTGCTCAAGAAGCTCTACCCTGAAGCAAAGAAACCGTCCGTACAGCTTCCCGATGACGTTAATTCGATCATTGCGGATTACCTTAAGCTGGACGGGCAGATCAAGGAGCTTGAACAGCTCAGGGATTCGTACAGGCAGCAGCTGCAGGCCTTGCTTGGCGACGTCGAGCGGGGTGAGACCTCGCAGTACTGCATCGTATGGAGCAACGTTGTAACCAACAGGCTTGACACAAAAGCCTTCAAATCATCGCATCCCGACCTTTACGAGCAGTTCTCAAAGCCTTCGGCTTACAGAAGATTTTCAGTAAAAAGAATCGAAAGGGAGGAATAAAAGATGGCAATAGTAAGTGGCGATAATTCTGAAATAAAAAACAAGATTGCCCAGAGACCAAAGGACAAGGTAGATCAGACTATCGGCCTTATAGCGCGCATGAAGGGCGAGATGGCAAAAGCCCTTCCCATGCACCTGAAGCGCAATGCCGAACGCTATGCCCGCATAGCCATGACGCTCATACGCGAAAACCCCACGCTTGCCTCATGCGATGCGTATTCCCTCCTTGGAGCGCTCATGACTGGAACCGCCTTAGGTTTGGACCCAAGTCCCCAGTTGGGGCAGTTCTACATCGTCCCATACGGCAGAAAGGCCGTATTCATCCTTGGCTATAAAGGCCTCATCGATTTGGCCTTCAGGTCTGACAGGATTGCCACTATATTTGCCACCGAGGTGTACGAAACCGACGAATTTGATTACTCTTATGGCCTCGAACAGAAGCTCGTACATAAGCCCTCCGGTCTGGCCGATCCCGGCAAAATAACGCACTATTACGCAGTTGTGAAGTTCACCAATGGCGGATACGTCTTTCACGTCATGACCGACGAACAGGTGCAGGCATACGGAAGGAAGTATTCCCCCTCCTACTTCAAGAAAGACAGCCCGTGGCAGACGAACCCTGTGGCAATGGGCAAAAAGACGGTTATAAGACAGCTTGCGAAGTACATGCCCCTTTCCCCCGAGATGTCCTACGCCATTGCCCGTGACGAATCCGTCGTTTCCGAAGGGCTTGAGGAGATAAAAGAAGAGAAGGACGTAATCGATGTCATGCCTGTATACCCTTCAGCCGATGAAGAGTCTGAAAGCGAAGAGTCTCCGGAAGCCCAGGGGCAGGAGGGGTAACCATGGCCAAGCAGCAGCATATATGGACAGGACAGGTGACAATATGGGATGACGGTAAGCTCTTCTATGCTGAAACCCAGCTGGACGAACAATGCAGACTTGTCAGATGTGCCAAGAACGTATCCATTGCCGTTACTTGGCTGTTTGATGAGCTTGCCTCCCATGGAGTTATACCTTCAGTTATGAGGGAATGACCCCGTTTAGGGGTGAGTAATTATGCGATCGAGGATGATAAAGCCTGAGTTTTGGAGTGACGAAAAGCTCGCGAGAGTCTCGCGAGACTCTCGACTGCTATTCGCGGGACTGTGGAGCACATCGGACGACTATGGCGTGACCAAGGGGCATCCTATGTGGCTGCGCAGTCAGATATTCCCCTATGACGATATTCAACAGGGAATGATAGAAAAATGGCTTCATGAACTGGAAGAAATCGGCGTAATCATAAAATTTATACATAACGGCGAAACTTTCTATTACATAAAGAATTTCAAGAAGCACCAAACCGTTGATAAACCCTCGAAAGCACGTAATCCAGAGCCTCCTGAAGACATACTCGAGGAACACTCGCGAGACACTCGCGAGACACTCGCTACTGAATCGCGAGACGCCATCGATGAAACAGAAACAGAAACAGAAACAGAAACAGAAACAGAAGAGATAGTGTCAAACGGCCAAAAAGAAAAAACGCCGTTTGACGCCGTCGCGTCGCTTTACAACGAGATCTGTCAATCATTGCCAAAACTGCAGAAGCTAACCGCTAAGCGAAAAAGGGAGATACGCACAAGGTGGAGATCCTATCCGGATCTTGAGACATTTAAGCGCCTGTTTCAAAAAGCCGAGGAGAGTGACTTTTTAACCGGCAGGAATGGCAGATGGACAGGGTGTAACTTTGACTGGCTCATAAAAGAGTCAAACATGGTCAAAGTGCTGGAGGGTTGTTATGACAATAAAGGTGCCGAGATAAAGAAAAACGTCCGAGGGATGGCACCGCCGGCAAGTGAGGAAAAATTTACAGAGGAAAAGCGAGTCATTAACGAGATGTTTGGAGGTGACGTACGTGAATACGGATTTTGGGTATCAGAAGGCAAACCGCCAATCGACGAATGGCGAAAAGAAAGATGCCGTGCCGATAACAATTTACCTAGGGTCTCTGTTTAGTACAATGCAGTCAGCCCAGACAGCATTGGAGCAAATAAAGGAGTGCCCTAATACTGCCGGAAACTGTAACGATTACATGATTCTATTTGAAGATCGGCTCGTTGTCTGCCCGATATTTACCTCTGTCGAGACTATATCGGATACTAAAGCCTGCCCATATGCTGCTAAGCTAGCCAGAGCATTTGACGAAACTGTAAAGCGTACCATCGCCGATGCAGGTGTTCCCGTTCGGCATATGTCGCGCATAGGCAATCACAATGTCGATGCAAACTTGAGACAGGCTATGCAATACAACTATAGAGATTTCCTGTTACTTTGCGGCCCGACCGGCACTGGTAAGAGTTTTGCTGCGGCCTATCTTTGTTATCGATGGGTAATTACCCGGTTTCTTGGCATATTTAAAGACAGGAAGAAATGGGGAGAGATAGAAAAAGCTGTACAGGAAGGCATTGGCTGGTATACGTCTTATGAGGCCGCAACCGCAACCTATCAGGAGCAGAAGGAGATAGCAAAGAAGCATAGGATACTTGTCCTCGACGATCTGGGCATTGAAGATAACAGCCCACGCAGTGTGGCTGGAATAAACTACATTGTTTCTAAAAGATATGACTATGGCGAGGATATGGCGACCATTGTTACAGGGAACTTAAGCATAGACGACATAAGCGAACGCTACGGCAAGAGGTTGACTGACAGATTTATGGAGAACGGACAGATCATAGTTTATGACGGTCATGTTATGAGGGGGAATATCAAAACTACAGATCCTGGGAAGTTAACATAAAGCTGAGGTTGGGGGGGATTATGGGCATGATATGCGTTATGTGCGGAATGGGTTATTTGCCGGAAGATATAACGTGCGTGGGCGTGTGCAAGCACTGCTGGCCCAAGTACCAGGAAGAGCACGAGCGGAGGATGGTGGAGATAAAAAAGCGAATGCAGGAAATGAAAGAGCCTATGTGCATGCTGAAGCGAGATGTAGAGGGGCTCCCGAAAGAGGTGGAACTGTCATGATATTTTGTGCAATTTGCAAACATCATCCAAGCGGAACAGAAGATGGTCCGTGTTTTGCACCATTACCATATTGGCTTGCTATTGACAGGTCTGCAATTATAGTTTCCGGTGCTGGCGATCATAAGACGGCGCGCAAATGTATGTGTTATGTAAAGCGAGGCGAAAGGCAGGATGCCGGCAAGGAAGAAGAATATTAGCAGGGTTATTCCCAGATTCGCAGATGAGGCGCTTCGGCTGGCCAAGGGCGACAGGAAGGCTGCATATTCGCAGTATATCATCCTGATGTTCAAAGCCACAGGCAGGGCCGTGCCGGGGTGCGATAACATGGAGCTGCAGGCATACTACGACATGAAGGGGGTATAAAAATGCCTAACAGAAATTTACATGAAATCATGGGTCATATCGGCAGGGATCCCGAACTCAGATATACCGGTTCGCAGAAGCCTGTTTGTACGCTCAGCATTGCTACCAGCAATGATTTCAAACGAAACGGCGAATGGGTTAAGAACCCCCCGGAATGGCACAATATCGTCATATGGGGGGAGTTGGGCGAGCTTGTGTCGAGGGAATTCAAAAAAGGCGACGCTATTATGGTGCGAGGCCGGCATAGGACCAGGAGTTATGAAAGTAAGGGTCAGAAGAAGCAGATATCGGAGATAATAGCTACAGAGATATACAGACCTGTTTATGTCAAGAAGACAGCAGAGCCGGCTTCTTACATACCCGAAGAGGCACCGATACAGGAATTCTCCGATGACAGCCTGCCTGATGCCGATATTCCCTTCTAGGAGTGACCCGGATGCAGATAAGCGATGATGTCATAGAACATCTCCGTGAGTTGCGGCGCTTGGCATATAAAGATACGCGTACGTTGAAGTGCAGGCAGCGCAAGAAAAGGAACGGGCCGAAGCAGGAGGTGTGGTATTGGACAGGCGATGAAGTAAAAAAGTTATGTGATCTTGCGCGCGTAGGATTAAGCGACGAGGAGATAGGCAAAGCCATCGGCCGTTCCTGGACGGCAGTGAGATCAAAGAGATATGAGCTTGGCATAACGATGAAGAACAAGCAGTCTTTGTTTAATGACGACTGGATTAACTTTATAGCATCAAGCAGCAGTGCCGGGCTCAATAAAGCTGATGAATGGCTTAAACTGTCCAAAAACATGGAACGTAAGCTGCATAAAGGTATGAAATATATAATAAAACCCAAAACAGGGACAACATCTGAAAACGTCAGATCCATGTATTTCGACAGCGTAATATACAATACAAAAAGGCAGCCAATGTTCATATTTCGCAGCAAGGCAGGATATCTTGAGTCCTTTACCATTCAGCAGATGCAGGATTACATATTTGAGGCAGACCGCAAATGAAACCCAAGTCGGCCAAAGCAAAAGGACGTTCGCTTCAAAGATGGGTCTGTAAAAAGATAGCGGAACTGACAGGTTTTGAATGTGGAAAAGATAAGCCCATCGAGTCCAGACCAATGGGGCAGAGCGGATCTGATGTAAGGCTTGAAAGCAGTGTTTTAGATGTATTTCCTTTCAGCGTCGAATGTAAGTTCCAGGAGCGATGGAGCGTGCCAAAATGGATTGAACAGGCCAAAGCCAACGAGGCAGAAGGGACGCATTGGCTCCTGGTTTGCAAGCAGTCCAGAAAACCTCCCGTTGTTATCCTTGAAGCCGATGCCTTCTTTGAAATTCTAAAGAAGGCAAGAATGGAGGCAGGCGAATGAAGCGAGATTTTTTCCGTGCAGTAGAAAGTGCCCTGTTTAGCTTCCCGGCACTCATAAGGCAGTTAACCCTGCGTGAAGAGTTCATAATGGCTAAATGCGATTGTTTTGACGGCTTTATCAAGCCCGGCAGTTCGGGCTCGGTATTGTCAATCGAAGACAGGGTTGTTGCTGCCAAGGAGAGAGATCCCGAATATCAGCTTCTTCTTGCAAAGACAAAAGCTATAAAACAGGCCTTTAAGTCGCTTCCGGCAAACCTAAGACAGCTTGTCGTGCTGTATTATTTCGAGCAGCTTCCAAGAGAAGTCGTAATGGAGGAGATGGCGATATCCGAGCGCGAGTTCTACAGGCAAAGGCGCAAGGCGGTCGAAAAGTGTGCGCCGTTCATACTTGGTCCGTTTGGGATGTGAGGAGTTATCTTGTGTCCTTCTTTTTTGGAACAAAATGGGACCGCAACTGCTGGTTTGTAATCACCTTAAACCCTATACTTTAAATCAATACAAAAAACAGGGGGTGGTCCGATGCGGACAAAAATAGCAAGATTGATGGCTTTAAAGGGGGTAGGGAACACAACCATCGCTAAGACTTTGGGGATCTCCGACGTTGTATTTTGTGCATGGAAACGAGGACGGGTCGTAGTACCTCCAGGACGGAGAAAACAACTGGCGGAGGCCCTGGGCGTAAAGGTCGAGGACATTTTGGACGAACGAGGATTGGCCCTACTTGCTGTAGAGGAAGAGGAGTTTTAATGAAGTGCCTAATTTTATATATATAATTAATAAAAATGGAGGTATGGATTTAAATGCATGAAAACATTAAAAAAGATTTTATAGAATTAAGTAAAAGTTATTTTGAACTACAAAAGGAAAATGCCCGATTAAGAGAATTGCTTTCGAAGTTGGGTATAAGTGATATACCTTATTCTTGCCCTTTCGCTGGACAGGTATATGTTAAGCCTTGCCCATTTTGTGGCGCAGCCCCTGGCCTATGTGATGAAGATGGGAATGGCGGTCCTAGAATGGCAATGATCCCAGAGGATGAAGAGGATTGGGAAGAGGATGAAGAGGATGCAGATAATTTAGAAGAGGACGGAGAAAATGAAAATGAGGAAAAAGATTGGAATTGTGAAGGGAATAATTTAAGATGGGCAATAGAATGTGATTGTGGATGTGTTTTAGATTCTTTGGAAGGAGAAGGCCCAAAAGAACTATGGGAGCGTTGGAATAGGAGGGCAAATATTAAATGAGATGCATAGGGTTATAAGTTGTGATTAATTTGGCAGAAACCTGGCAAAATTAGAAGTACAAAGTGAGTATAATATAAACAATAGCGTATATGTCTTTAAGAAGCATTTCACGGGTCCTTCCAACGTTAAAAAGGCAAAGCGATTGCGGCGAGCCCCGATCTTTGCCTAGGTGTCAAAAAAATTTCACTAGAGTTCCGTCCACCAACGCATTAAACAGGTGCGTTGGTGTTTTTTATTGTATAAAGGTGTGGTTAATATGT